TTACCCATTGGCGCGGCTTAAGAGCTTATTTTTGAATTCACAGTGGTCACGATATAACCATCTTGCTCGCCCGTGGATAACTTTGGCTTTTGGCAGGTCGCCGGACTTAATCCGGTCGTAGATGAAGGTTTTACCGAAGCCAGTATCGGCCATGATGAATTTCAAATCAACCAGTGAATCAGGTTGTAGTTCGTGTTGCATGAGTGCTATCTCCGAATAGGGAATCGAACCTGCAAATCAGGCAATAAAAAACCGCCATCAGGCGGCTTGGTGTTCTTTCAGTTCTTCAATACAAATATTGGTTACGTCTGCATGTGCTATCTGCACCCATAGCATCCAGTGGTCATAGCAGTCGTTGATGTTCTCTGCTTCGATAACTCTGTTGAATGGTTCTCCATTCCATTCACCTGTGACTCGGAAGTGCATTTATCATCTCCATAAAACAAAACTCGCCGTAGCGAGTTCAGATAAAAGAAATCCCCGTCAGTGCGAGGATTGTTAGTTGCGCTCTGCTGCTTCCTTGGTCATTACCATATCCAACAACTTCACGATGAATTAGCGCATCACCAGCATCAAATCTCTCCTCTCCATATTCGAGCGACCACACGCCACACGTTGCTTTCTCTGCCTTTTCACGCAGTGCCTGATAGTTAATTTTGGTCATATCACATCACCCTGAAGCCGTTGCATTTACGTAAGAAATCGCAGATATAGCCCTTCATTTTTTCATGCCAATCTCGATCATTCCCATTGCACCAACCATCAGGTGGAGTCCAGTTTTCTATCAGAGCAGCCATTTTCTTTGCTTTCGCCGGAGTAGCTGTTGCGGTATCGCAGTAATGACGAGTGTCAACCAACGCATCCATACCATCGATATCAAGTACGCAAAACCATGTGTGATTCGGAATTCCTACAGGTGGTATTTGTTGCCCACGTCGACGTTTATCAATAAGATATACACTCACTGGTTGCCTCCTTTGCGCCACATCGCATTCAGATATTTGTTGTCATTAACAGAACCGAAACTCTTTCTTTTAAGCAATTCCTCTCTCGATGGCATTGGCTTTACGCGTTGGCGAATAATCATTTCTGCCGGAAGAATGCCGGGATTGTATGCAAGTCCTCTCATGGAAAATTCCTCAGTCATTACTGATAGCGCCATAGCGTGAGCGGTAATTACGCAGGCGCGGGTCAATTTCAGGGAAGTGGGTATATGTGGCTTTGCGGAATGGTCGGATTGATGTCTGGTAAATTCGCTCGCGTTCTTCTTTCTCTGCAAGCCATATACAATGGCGAAATTCCTTTTCCTCTTTCGTTTCCTGCGGTAGCGACATTATCCTGTCGTAGTTTTTCCTGAATTTATCCAGCACCTCCGATACGGAATTGCCGGAACAGCGGCGCGCGTCGTCCGCACCATACAGAGGCGCTGGCATAATGGGAGCCTTATTTTCAGTAATCAGAAAGGAGGGTAATCGTTCTGGCTGTAACCATAATCATCTGCATGATTCTGGCTTACGTTTTTAGAGCGATTGTCTTTATCTTTGAGGCTGGCAACCATGTTGGCGATAGTTTCTGGTTGCTTGCCTTCCGCCTTTTCTTTAAGGGTTTGACCTGTTTTTGCAATAAACGGGATGCGTATTTCCATCTGGTAGCTGTCTGCGCCAGTCTTTTTGTTTGTGGTTAATACTTTCTGGAGCACTAACCCGATTTTCTTTCCATGAAATTCAGGAGCAACAAATTTACTGGCGGAAACCATATGTTGCGTTAATTGTCCAATCCCGGCACACCCCATCATGGCGTGGACGACATTTGCGCCAAATTTATTTTCCGTTCCGTCATTTTTCTGAACACAGACGCTAAGATATTGGATTTTACGTCCGTCGTCGGATTCGCCAGAAAACTCAATAAATTTGGCTCCTTTTTCTGATTGCTTTAGTTCTGCTTCAGTAATGGTAATGATATGAGCGCCAGTTTCGTTAATAAAACCACCTTGCCCTGCGGTCAGTGCTGCTTCTTCGTTATAAGTAAAAATCACGTTGCTCATGCGGCGTTTTCCTTAATTTGATGAACATTATTGATGCCGTAGTAATCACAAACAGTGGCATCGACGAAAGAGAGATCGTTATCAATCTCATTGGAGTCAAACATTCCCATTGGGGATTTAACAGTGTCTGCACCGTTGTTTTTTGTGGTGAAAAAGAACTGGTCATCACGGGTAAGGGTGCGAAGAACTATAGTAAACATGCCTTCGACAGTGATTTTCTCGTCCAGCATTTTGCCGATAGTTTTCATTTTCACGCGCCCTATAGGGGTTTCTTCGGTGTGTGCAAGAAAATAGACTCTCAGGTCATCAGGTGCATCCTGTGCAGCCTTAATCACCTCCCATGCGTGGCGGCCTATCTCAGTAAATTTATCAAACGATTTTTCTTCTGAGCGGCGCATAAACTCATTGCTCATCACATACTGGAAGTCATCAACAATAACGATTCTTTTCCCGTATTCGTGAGCACGCTTAATTACGGCAACTATTACGTCCCATTTGTCAGTGGTAACTACGGTTCCTTTTTTTGCTCTGGCATCCCATGCAAGCCAGTCTTTTGATTTAAATGGTAGCGGCTTGCCTATTGGTTTTATAAGTATTGCTTCCTCTGGATTGATATTTCTCATGCTGGTTGATTTTCCGGTGCCAGACTCACCGAGTATTAATGTCGCAGTTCCCATAATTCACCTCAGAATGGTAATTCGGATGGGGCGGAAAGAAATTCGCGCTCATTCATGCGCTCTCTTTGTGCCTGCCATAAGCAAAGTTGTTTCTTTGATTTATCTCCCGCTTTACGCCAGTAACGAGCCTCAGCAATGTGATACTCTCTTTTTAATCGGCTTAACTCTGGGGTTTTCGCCAGTTCTACCGGAATCATTTTGACCTCCATTTTCTGTAGGCTTCGATGGCCTCACGAAACATCTTTTCATCGCCAATAAAAGTGGCGATAGTGAATTTAGTCTGGATAGCCATAAGTGTTTTATCCATTTTTGGGAACTCCTGGCTGATTAAGTACGTCGATGAGTCGTTTCCATCCGTCACGTAATTTACGGGTGATTCGTTCAAGTAAAGATTCGGAAGGGCAGCCAGCAACAGGCCACCCTGCAATGGCATATTGCATGGTGTGCTCCTTATTTATACATAACGAAAAACGCCTCGAGTGAAGCGTTATTGGTATGCATATAAAAAGGCCCTCACACTGGAGGGCAAAGAAGATTTCCAATAATCAGAACAAGTCGGCTCCTGTTTAGTTACGAGCGACATTGCTCCGTGTATTCACTCGTTGGAATGAATACACAGTGCAGTGTTTATTCTGTTGTTTATGCCAAAAATAAAGGCCACCATTAGGCAGCCTTGTTGTTCAGTTCACCAAGTTCTCTGGCAATCATTGCCGTCGTTCGTATTGCCCATTTATCGACATATTTCCCATCTTCCATTACAGGAAACATTTCTTCAGGCTTAACCATGCATTCCGATTGCAGCTTGCATCCATTGCATCGTTTGAATTGTCCACACCATTGATTTTTATCAATAGTCGTAGTCATAAGGATAGTCCTGGTATTGTTCCATCACATCCTGAGGATGCTCTTCGAACTCTTCAAATTCTTCTTCCATATCTCACCTCAAATAAGTGGTTTGCTGCCTAATTTCATTTTCTGGCGACCAACACAAGTCACACCCATTTCACTGCGTGGCTTGCGGTAGTAAATACGGTTCTGTTTACGCTCGACTTCTTCTGCCTTCTTGCAGCAAAGGCTTCCTAGTGATGCTGCTTTGTCTGCTCTGACGCAACCAGAGAGCTTTAGCGCAATTTTTCGCGCCAGTCGCTGCTCTTGCATTGCCTGTTCACGTTGAGCCTGTCTGCGTGCTCTGCGGCGATTTCTGGCGTTATCGTCAGCCAGATATGTAATGACTACTGTCATGTTGACCTCCGATGATTGACTTTGGCGGTGACGCGCCGGGTGCTTATCTTCCGGTTGCCGTCGTGCAGCTGCACTTCACATCACCCCAAAGCCAACTACTCTTTGGTTCCCGCATTTCGGCGGGACAATCCCATCAATGTTAAAGAGCCTGCCAATCTGTTCCGTTTGGCTACCAGCGTCCTGCTGATGGCTTAAAGATAACTTAGGTTATAGGCACGGTCAATAACCTAATTTATATTTTGTGGTAAATAAGTTATAAGTGATGGATAACAAAGGTATTTTATTTTTGTAAATGTTGCTGATTGATTGGTGTTTGAGGGCTTGCGTGCGGGTGAAGTTGTTACCTTTGGCTTGATGCTTGTCTATGATGAGGATGGGTGATTGGGTGGCGATCGTGAGGCAAAGAAAACCCGGCGCTGAGGCCGGGTGAGATATTAAAGAACCGATTTAACAAGATGGTTTTTACGGTACAGACCTATGCGATCATTGTGAATCTCAGTAGTCTCCACTAAAAGAGAAACAATCTGTCCGACCTTGTGTTTTTTTTGTATTAAATCTAGCATTTCAATCGGATAGGAAGCCTTTAAATGTTCACCACCAACATCAAGCTCCAGCTTCCCATATTTGGATAGAACGACCAGTTCGCCTGTAACCGTTTCAGTAATGGGAGGGGATGAAATGGTTGATGTAAGTCTACTCACCAAGTACTTAATTTTATTGGAGTCAATAGTTGCCACCTTGGTGCCATTACTAAATGGACCGGTCCAACTTGCATCAAATGTTAAGTTGTGTTTATCGCATTCCTCTACGATTCTCTTAAGGCTTACAGTGGAATTGTATCCAATTTCAGCGACGTGATTCATGAAGTTGTTGTCGTCATCGCTTAACAACAAATCGAATATGCCTTTTACAGCCTTGCTGGGTACTGTTTCTACTAATTCTGCTATTCCTGTAGAGAAGGTGACGCCCAATTTTGTAGACCCAGGGGATAAATCAGCCAGCCTGAGGTTTAAGGAGCTTTTCACGTCGTAGGGAACTTTTTTTGAGTCCTTGCCTGAGGCAATTTTGTGTGTTGCTCTTTGTATTAGCGCTGCAAGATTTGTTGAAATAGCCCCAAGCAGCTCTAAAGGAATAGAGCCAAAGTCAACCTCAGAGCCTTTCAGCCGCAGCTCAAAAAAATCGATAAGTGGGTGCCGACTATCTTGCTTTAATTTTTCGGCCTTCAAATCGCTCAGATGAGAATCCATGGAGCGATAAAGAAGCATGTCAGCAAAGGACCTGGTTTTGTTTTGCTTCATTGCATCGACTTCTTTTTGAATGAAATCAATGCGTTTATCGCAATTTTTAAACATTGATTTATCATTCATAAAAAAATCCTCACTAACCCTTTCGGGTTTTCACTGCGATCAAAACCAAACCAACCGCGCCAGTAGCTACGCCAGTACTCATAATCATAGTTAGGGTCATCTAAATTCTTCATGAGTAGTAGGACATCAATTTTGTAGTTTTGTTTGATGTAGTTTCGGTCAAGCAAATTATCGACGCGGCCCCGAAGCATGACAGGTATTGAGTTTATATTGTTATAGTCACATACCAACAAAATATCAATATCATCAGGCTCTGGTTTAGACGTGGTGTATGAACCATCAACCCATATTTCTGTAAAACAGCCATATTGAGCAGATAATTCTCGAATAGATTCGAGTAGCTGTATAAAATTACAGTATAGCATGCCTCGCCTGGATGATGAAGGAAAGCAATCGACACAATACGATTTTAATCCAGCTTCATCCATGTCATGGAACCCTGGCTCAAACAGGGGTGGGTAATTAATTTTATCCATAAAAAACCTTGCTATACATTTGTTTTTTTTATTAAAAATCTAACCACCGAAATGGTGACGGCAAGATGTTACATGGGGTTACAATCAGCCAATACACCGCATTAAATAATTTTTTCACCAGCTATGCGCCGACCAGAACACCTTGCCGATCAGCCAAACGTCTCTTCAGGCCACTGGTTACCAACTATGAGACGACCAGAATACTCTGCCAATAATCCTTACGGTTTCATGAAATTCATCTCTATCCATTACTTCATCCGGGTACTCTTCGCGATTTATTGATCTGATTATCACCGACGTGGGGGTGGCGATTAATGTTTTTACTCGTAACAAATCAGACTGGCAAATAGCGTAGGTTTTACCATCTCTGATTGTGGTATCTTGCGTGTTAACACCAACAACATCGCCATCGTGAAGCGTTGGTTCCATGCTTTGCCCTACAACCCTAACTAGCTTGGCTGATCTTTCAGATACCCCCATCTTTTTTAGATAGTGCTTTCTGAAAACCAAAGAGAACTCCGATGATTCCTCTAGCTCGCAGCTACCGCTTCCAGCTGAAAGCGAAACGTTAAGAAGAGGCAACGCAACAAACTCGTCATCGTTTCTTTTAATGTCTTCCCATACCACAGCTTTTAAAGATGACTCACGGATATTGGATGGTTCTTCATGTGCACCATCCCTCATTTCACCAATACCAGAACTAAGCCATTCAGGGCGCACTTTTAAAGCATTGGCTAATTCAACCATCTTGCGAGATCCGTTTGTTTTACCGGACGACATCTTCTGTATGGCTGGCTGAGATATTCCAACCATGTCAGCAAGCTGTGATTGTGATACCCCAGCTGAGCTCATGGCTGCATTTAGTCTTTCTGCGAATGTTTTCATACCCACAAATCTATAACTACGGTTATCCAAAGTAAAATAACAAAGGTTATTGCTATTTTTTATAACTTGAGTTATCTTTGGTTATAATTAATGACCACAAGAGGTATGCTCATGAATTTAGTAATTCAACGAGCCTTGAAAATTGTCGGTAGCCAAAAGCGCCTTGCCGACAAGTGTGGTGTAACGCAGCCAGCAGTACACAAATGGCTGAAAGGCGGATTGGTCTCTCCAGAGAAAGTTACCGCCATCGTTAACGCCACTGGAGGGCAGATCAAGGCTTACGAAATTCGCCCCGATTTGCCACACCTGTTTCCAAAACCGAATCAGGCAGCATAAGTAACACCGCTCTTTAACAGTCATGGTCCTCATTCCCGCCGAAATGCGGGAATACAACGCGCATAAGTTGATGCGCATAACTTCTTATTTGTTAAGGAAATACTTACATATGGTTCGTGCAAACAAACGCAACGAGGCTCTAAGAATCGAGAGTGCGTTGCTTAACAAAATCGCAATGCTTGGAACTGAGAAGACAGCGGAAGCTGTTGGAGTTGATAAGTCGCAGATCAGCAGGTGGAAGAGGGACTGGATTCCAAAGTTCTCAATGCTGCTTGCTGTTCTTGAATGGGGCGTCGTTGACGACGATATGGCTCGATTGGCACGACAAGTTGCTTCGATTCTCACCAATAAAAAACGCCCGGCGGCAACCGAGCGTTCTGAACAAATCCAGATGGAATTCTGAGGTCATTACTGGATCAATCCACAGGAGTCATTATGACAAAACGTAGTAAGAAATACCAGGAAAAAGAAGAGATTCGACACCCTGATTCACCTGAGGGATTAGTGGTAGCCGCAGCAAATAACAGGGCGTTCGCAGAGCGCCTTGTTGGTGTTTACAGACTAGCCAAAGCAGGAGTGAAACATGGGCGTCGTTAAGTTAGCTGATTACAGGCCTCAACTTGAGGTCGTGGAGCATCGCGTGGCAGATACCGAAGATGGTTTCATGCGCGTTGCTAACGAGATTACCGACAGTCTGCTGATGGCTGATTTAACCGTCCGGCAGTTGAAGGTGATGCTCGCTATCATGCGCAAGACATACGGATTCAATAAGCCGATGGATCGACTCACAAACACGCAGATAGCAGCCATGACAGGTATTCATCACACTCATGTTTGCGCTGCCAAGCGCCAGCTTATCGAGCGTAAATTCCTCATTGCTGATGGCGTGAAAATCGGAGTGAACAAGGTGGTTTCTCAGTGGATTAGCCAGGACAGCTTAACATTAGCTAAAACAGCTAATAAAACATTAGCCGAGTCGGCTAATGGGTATAAGCCAAGTCAGCTAAACACAAAAGACAATATACAAAAGACAATAAATACAAATACCCCCTTACCCCCTAACGGGGGAGGCGATGGGCAGGTTAAACCTGAACGTCGCAAGGCAGAACGAATCGACTACGAATCCTTCCTGAACGCCTACAACACCGAAGTCGGTGACAGACTTCCACATGCTGTTGCGGTCAACGAGAAACGCAAACGCCGCCTGAAGAAAATCATCCCGCAACTGAAAACGCCAAACGTGGACGGTTTCAGAGCGTATGTCAGGGCGTTTGTGCATCAGGCCAAGCCGTTTTACTTCGGAGACAACGACACGGGCTGGACGGCAGATTTTGATTACCTGCTGAGGGAAGATTCGTTAACGGGAGTACGGGAAGGGAAGTTTGCAGACAGGGGGATTGCATGAGACAGGATATCGAAGCGAGCGTTATCGGTGGCCTGCTGATTGGTGGATTAACACCAACCGCCAGCGACGTTCTGGCAACGCTGGAGCCGGAAGCGTTTTCAATTCCGCTCTACCGGAAAGCCTTCGAGGTTATCCGCAAGCAGGCGAGAAACAGAAACCTAATCGATGCGCTGATGGTTGCCGAGGCGTGCGGAGAGGAGCATTTCACGTCAATCCTGATGACCAGCAAAAACTGCCCGAGTGCCGCAAACCTGAAGGGATATGCCGGAATGGTCGCGGATAACTATCACCGCCGTCTGGTGCTGGAAATCATGGATGAAATGCGTGAACCAATTCAGAGCGGAACCATCGACGCATCGAGTCAGGCGATGGATGAGCTTGTAAAGCGTCTCTCAGCCATCAGAAAGCCCCGTGACGAGGTTAAACCTGTACGGTTAGGGGAAATCATTACTGACTACACTGACACGCTTGACAGGCGTCTGAGGAACGGAGAAGAGTCAGATACCCTGAAGACCGGAATCGAAGAACTTGATGCCATCACCGGAGGGATGAACGCGGAAGACCTGGTGATAATCGCTGCTCGTCCTGGTATGGGGAAAGCAATGGCGCTAAGCGAAGGGATTTTACTTGCAGATGGCACTTGGACTACTCACGGAGAAGTCAAAATTGGCGATCGCATCGCGTCAATAGACGGGCTTCCTTCGGAGGTAATTGGCGTCTTCCCGCAAGGGAAGAAATTCACATATTTAGTCACCTTTGAAGACGGACGTAGCGTGAAATGTGCCGACAACCACTTATGGGAAATTTCATCATCAAGATTTACTGGTAAACGCGTTGTTGATACTGATGCGCTGGCTGGGATGCTACAAAAAACACGTTATCAGGGAAGAATAAGAGTGCCATCCTTGACCGGAGACTTTGGTAAAAATATTCCCCTTGATGGTTGGGTTATTGGGGCTCTACTTGGTGACGGTTCGTTGATAAAAGGCATCAAATTCACCAACTCGGAAGAATATGTCCTGAGCCGCATGAGTGATGCAATTGCACCACTGCGACTGGTTAAGGTAGGAGAGAATGATTATTTGATAAGCAACCAAAAAGGCCAGAAGAACCCACTATTGGACAAACTACGTGGCATTGGGATGATCGGGAAAGGTGCGTCCGAGAAGGAAATCCCAGCAGAAATTTTTAGTGCTAGCAAAGAAATACGTACCGGTGTTTTAACTGGCCTTCTCGAGACAGATGGCTGGGTTGAGAAGTCCGGATGCATCCGCTTTAGTTCATCCAGTCAGAAATTAGCTAAAGGATTAGTAAGGCTTGTTAGATCTTTAGGTGGAACCGCCAAAGAATCCAGCAGGACGGGAATAGTTTACACGTACAAAGGAGAGAAGCATGACGGACTTGATGCACACATGGTCAGCATGAAGTTGCCATCATCTTTGATAGAGAAAATTCACTCACCACGTTTACGCAAAAATCTCGGGATTAACAGGCTTGGCGACCTTGGTGTGGGTATCAAATCGGTTGAAGTTGTTGAGCCAGAAGAGTGTCTTTGCATCATGGTAAGCCATCCTAGCCATCTCTATGTGACAACGGATTACATCGTTACGCACAATACCGAACTGGCGCTGAAGATTGCCGAAGGCGTTGCAAGCCGCGTTATTCCTGGTTCTGACGTCCGGCGCGGGGTATTGATTTTCTCAATGGAAATGAGCGCATTGCAGATTGCAGAGCGAAGCATTGCCAACGCCGGGAGGATGTCGGTTAGCGTACTGCGAAATCCTGCATCGATGGATGACGAAGGCTGGGCGCGTGTTGCTAACGGCATGAGTCAGCTTGCAGATTTGGATGTATGGGTAGTCGATGCCTCTCGGTTATCGGTCGAAGAAATACGCTCAATCGCAGAACGGCACAAACAGGAAAATCCAAACCTGTCACTCATCATGGTGGATTATCTTGGCCTGATTGAGAAGCCGAAAGCAGACCGCAACGACCTCGCAATTGCTCACATCTCCGGAAGCCTGAAGGCGATGGCGAAAGACCTGAAAACGCCCGTTATCTCCCTGAGTCAGCTTTCTCGCGATGTTGAGAAGCGACCAAACAAACGCCCGACAAACGCAGATTTGCGTGATTCAGGAAGCATTGAACAGGACGCAGACTCAATCATCATGCTCTATCGGGAAGCGGTATATGACGAGAACAGTAGCGCCGCGCCATTTGCTGAAATCATCGTAACGAAAAACCGTTTTGGCTCGCTTGGTACGGTTTACCAGCGGTTCTGCAACGGACACTTTGTTGCATGTGACCAGGATGAAGCCAGACAGATTTGCACAACATCAAATGCACCTGCTGCACGTGGCAGACGATATGCACAAGGGGCTGACGTATGACCATCTACATCACTGAGCTAATAGCAGGGTTATCGTTACTAATGGTTCTTACTGTATATATTATTAAGTATATTCTTTATGCGAATAAAAAAACTAATTGATCACGATGAGCTTCTGTCAACATTATCATATGACTCAGAAACAGGAATATTTAAATGGCTAAAAACAAATTCAGTAGTAAGAGTAAAAGGTAGTATTGCTGGAGGTGTTAGTGGTGGTTATATATGCATTAGCATAAATAATGTTTTGTATTATGCGCATAGACTTGCTTGGTTCTATGTATACAAAAAATGGCCTCCTAAGTTTATTGATCATGTAAATGGGAACAGACTTGACAATAGGATTTCAAATCTAAGACTGGCAACAGAAGAGCAGAATGCAAGAAACATTGTAGGGAATAGGTTAAACACATCCGGTGCGATTGGAGTGTCTTGGTATAAGCCAACTGGCAGGTGGAAGTCTTATGTTGGTTATAAAAATAAGACAATATCGTTAGGGTATTTCGATAGCAAAGAAGATGCAGCATTCATAGCAGCACTAGCAAGAAAGAAACTATATGGAACTTATGCGAGTAAAGCACTTAATTGCGAGCATGAGCTTTTATCTCAATTTAATAATGATGAGGATAAACTTGCGGAATATCTTAAGGAAAAATCTAAAAGGACTCGAAAGCGTGTTAAAAACAGATAAAGGCCTGCTGGTAATCGCAGGCCTTTTTATTTGGGGGAGAGGGAAGTCATGAAAAAACTAACCTTTGAAATTCGATCTCCAGCACATCAGCAAAACGCTATTCACGCAGTACAGCAAATTCTTCCAGACCCAACCAAACCAATCGTAGTAACCATTCAGGAACGCAACCGCAGCTTAGACCAGAATCGGAAGCTTTGGGCTTGCCTTGGTGACGTTTCGCGTCAGGTTGAATGGCATGGGCGCTGGCTGGATGCAGAAAGCTGGAAGTGTGTGTTTACCGCAGCATTAAAGCAGCAGGATGTTGTTCCTAACCTTGCCGGGAATGGCTTTGTGGTAATAGGCCAGTCAACCAGCAGGATGCGTGTAAGCGAATTTGCGGAGCTATTAGAGCTTATACAGGCATTCGGTACAGAGCGTGGCGTTAAGTGGTCAGACGAAGCGCGACTGGCTCTGGAGTGGAAAGCGCGATGGGGAGATCGGGCTGCATGACTATCAAATCAAATACGCCAGCGTCAGATAGGTATCGGCTTATTGAGGATTATCTGTATTTAGACGGAGATACAGTCAGGTACAAAAAGGACTCGCTAAAACACCCCAACCACAGCCACCGGGCCGGAGATGAAATTAAAACATCGATAAATGGATCTGGGTATAGACAGGTGTGTTTTGCAGGCATTCAGATGTTTGTTCACGTAGTTGTTTTTGCGCTGCACAACAAAAGAATGCCATTGAAAAATATTGACCATATTAACGGAAACAGGCTGGACAATTCCCCAAAAAATCTTAGGGAGGCAAGCCGGATAGCAAACAGCCGAAATCAGAAAACTAAGTGCAATAGCCGTTCTGGAATAAAAAATGTTTTATGGAACAAGCAAAAAAATAAATGGGCCGTTCAAGTGCGCACAGATTTTGGCCGGTTGCATTTTGGGTTCTATGAAGATCTTGAGCTTGCTGGTTTGGTTGCCAGTGAGGCTATCAACAAATATCACGGACAATATGCGAGGGTTGAATGATTAAGCATAAATCAGAAACACCAAAAGAAGTTAGAGACTGCTGGCAAACGCCGCTTTGGCTTTTTGATGCACTGGATATTGAGTTTGGATTCTGGCTGGATTCGGCAGCGAGCGACAAAAATGCTCTGTGTGCTCACTGGCTAACTGAGGCCGACGACGCGCTCAATTCTGAGTGGGTAAGCCACGGTGCAATCTGGAATAACCCACCGTACAGCAATATCAGGCCGTGGGTGGAAAAAGCCGCTGAGCAGTGCATACAACAGCGACAGGCGGTAGTGATGCTTGTGCCAGAAGATATGTCTGTCGGCTGGTTCAGCAAGGCTCTGGAGAGCGTTGACGAAGTTCGCATTATCACTGATGGACGGATTAATTTTATCGAACCATCGACAGGGCTGGAGAAGAAGGGAAACAGCAAAGGCTCCATGCTGCTGATTTGGCGACCGTTCATCAGTCCTCGACGGATGTTTACTACCGTATCCAAAGCGGCATTGATGGCGATCGGGCAGGGCGTCAGGAGGGCGGCATGAGGCGACAGCGACGAAGTTTCACCGACATCATCTGCGAAAACTGCAAATACCTTCCAACGAAACGCTCCAGAAATAAACGCAAGCCAATCCCAAAAGAATCTGACGTAAAAACCTTCAACTACACGGCTCACCTGTGGGATATCCGGTGGCTAAGACATCGTGCGAGGAAATGACAATGGATTATTCACAGTTAAGTGATTTTGAAATTAACGTGGCGGTATTCGAAGCCATTCATAACGGATCACCGGATTACAAAGAAGGTGAGAATGGCGATATGGTGTTTGTCTCATTTGAGGGAGACATTGTAAACGGAGACGCAGTTGAAGTAGAAGTTGAGCGCGGATCCTTTAACCCATGCGCAAACCCAGCAGACGCATGGCCGATTATTGAAAAATACAGGATTAGCATTATCAATCTCGATGAAGACGAGTGGGGTGCACGCGGTGTGGCCTACTGTAAATCTAAGCGAGCTATACATGAAAATCCCCTCCGCGCCGCCATGATTGTCTTTCTCATGATGCAGAGAATCCAATAATGCTTAGCCCATCCCAATCTCTTCAATACCAGAAAGAAAGCGTCGAGCGGGCTTTAACGTGCGCTAACTGCGGTCAGAAGCTGCATGTTCTGGAAGTTCACGTGTGCTCCGATTGCTGCGCAGAACTGATGAGCGATCCGAATAGCTCAATGTACGAGGAAGAAGACGATGGTGATTAGCCGATACGGACAAATAACGTTTAAACATTTTCAAGACAATCCAACATGGGCTGCTGCGGCTGGATATGACTTTAATTATTTTGATTGTCTGTCAGTCGCATGTATAGCAACTACCAATGTTGCTAACAACATAATCGATGAATTCTTGGATTTTCCAGACTATCAGGTCAGAGAGTTGCCTGCATTTTTTGTGAAAGTATCTGTTGCTACAGCTCTGTTATTTATTTTGTTATTCGCATATCCATTGCTTGCCGTATTTGTTTATGTGAGATGCAAACACTCACAAAAGAAATACAGCGGAGAGCATACCGATATTACCAGCTAAAATATGCGTGTGTGGTTGAGGAGATGCCAAGAGAAATGGGGGAGACGTCATGGCTAACCTACGCAAAGAAGCGCGCGGCAGAGAATGCCAGGTACGTATTTACGGCGTATGCAATGGCAACCCTGAAACTACAGTTCTGGCACATTACCGGATGGCTGGAATTTGCGGAACTGGAATGAAGCCTGACGACCTGATCGGCGCATGGGCTTGTAGCGCGTGTCACGATGAAATCGACCGACGCACCCATAACCTCGACAACAAAGACGCCAGACTTTACCACCTCGAAGGCGTGATCAGAACGCAGGCGATACTGCTGAAGGAGGGGAAGATTAAGTCATGAAAACCTACCGAATAAAATTGCCGTGGCCTCCTTCAAACAACCGATATTGGCGACACTCAAGAGGGATCCACTACATCAGCGACTGGGGGAAGAGATACCGAAAAGAAGTAATCGAAATAATACAGCAACAACAGCTAGACATCAAAATCACACCTCGCATCAGAATAACCATCCACGCAGCACCTCCCGATAACCGCAAACGAGATTTGGACAATCTGCCCAAAGCCGTTTTTGACGCACTCACCAGTGCGGGCTTCTGGCTGGATGACGGTCAGATAGACGATATGCGCATCAAGCGCTATCAGGCGATTAAAGGTGGAATGCTTGTGTTGGTTGTGACTGAAACATGCGGGAGTTTGCCAATGATTACAGAGCTACTGGAGGCCGCATGACGTTCTCAGTAAAAACCATTCCAGACATGCTCGTTGAAGCATACGGAAACCAGACAGAAGTAGCACGCAGGCTGAAATGTAGTCGCGGCACGGTAAGAAAATACGTTGATGATAAAGACGGGAAAATGCACGCCATCGTCAACGACGTTCTCATGGTTCATCGCGGATGGAGTGAAAGAGATGCGCTATTACGAAAGAATTGATGGCAGCAAATACCGAAATATTTTGGTAGCTGGCGACCTGCACGGATGCTACACGAACCTGATGAACAAACTGGATACGATTGGATTCGACACCAAAAAAGACCTGCTTATCTCGGTTGGCGATTTGGTTGATCGCGGTACAGAGAACGTCGAATGTATGGAATTAATCACATTCCCCTGGTTCAGAGCTGTACGTGGAAACCATGAGCAAATGATGATTGATGGCTTATCAGAGCGTGGAAACGTTAATCACTGGCTGCTTAATGGCGGTGGCTGGTTCTTTAATCTCGATTACGACAAAGAAACTCTGGCTAAAGCTCTTGCCCATAAAGCAGAAGAACTTCCGTTAATCATCGAACTGGTGAGCAAAGATAAAAAATATGTCATCTGCCACGCCGATTATCCTTGTGACGAATACGAGTTTGGAAAGCCAGTTGATCATCAGCAGGTAATCTGGAACCGCGAACGAATCAGCAACTCACAAGACGGGATCGTGAAAGAAATCAAAGGCGCGGACATGTTCATCTTTGGTCATACGCCAGCAGTGAAACCACTCAAGTTTGCCAACCAGATGTATATCGATACCGGCGCAGTGTTCTGCGGAAACCTCACATTGATTCAGGTACAGGGAGAAGGCGCGTGGGCATAAGAGAACTAAACCTCACCAAAGAGCAGCACGAGTGGCTGAATGGCTGGCTTGAACTGTGGGGCGCATGGGTTTATTCAGGTCGTCTGGAAAAGCGCATGAGCAGCGTAATAGCTAAGTTCATGGAGAGCGTAGAGCCGGGAAGAGTTATGACAAGGCCAATGTGTAATGATGATGATGGAATGTTGATTTCTCAGGTCGTCGATTCCGTCATGTACATTGACAAGAAAGCCTTTGGCATCCTCCTCAGCTACTACGCTCATGGTTCATCTAAGCGAGCAATTGCATCCTACTATCACGCGACTGCAAAGCCACGCAAGATGTGTGGACGTGGTGGCGAGGGATGGAGAAAACCTTCACTGGCAACCTGTAGAAACGAAATTGACGACATCCTGAAAGCGTCATTATTTGTTTTGTATCAACCAATGCAAAATGCTTTCAAAATGCGTAAACGTGTTGAGAAAGTTAAGCATGTTGCTGTTAAAAGCCTTGACATGCAATTAGCCATTTAGCCATAATTATAGGGTAAGCTGCCGTTAGTGACTCTTAAGTTGCAACGGTGGCTTTTTTGTTTGCACAACAGGTAAGAGCATTGAACCCGCAGACCTCGCGGAATTGGTGAAAGGTGCCGCGCAGTGCTCTTATCGTTGTGGTGAAGCTCAATGGCGAGCTAGCAGATAGGCGACAGTGCAAATACTAGTCATGTAGCTGACCGCCGCGCGTACTGCAATCGGCAGCGCACCGATGGAAGCCGGTTCGATTCCGGCCGCCACAACCCAAACTGAGCCGTAGCCACTGGCTGTCCTGAATTCATTAGTAATAGTTACGCTGCGGCCTTTTACACATGACCTTCGTGAAAGCGGGTGGCAGGAGGTCGCGCTAACAACCTCCTGCCGTTTTGCCCGTGCATATCGGTCACGAACAAATCTGATTACTAAACACAGTAGCCTGGATTTGTTCTATCAGTAATCGACCTTATTCCTAATTAAATAGAGCAAATCCCCTTATTGGGGGTAAGACATGAAGATGCCAGAAAAAAATGACCTGTTAGCCGCCATTCTCGCGGCAAAGGAACAAGGCATCGGGGCAATCCTTGCGTTTGCAATGGCGTACCTTCGCGGCAGATATAATGGCGGTGCGTTTACAAAAACAGTAATCGACGCAACGATGTGCGCCATTATCGCCTGGTTCATTCGTGATCTTCTCGACCTCGCCGGACTAAGTAGCAATCTCGCTTATATAACGAGCGTGTTCATCGGCTACATCGGTACTGACTCGATTGGTTCGCTTATCAAACGCTTCGCTGCTAAAAAAGCCGGAGTAGAAGATGGTGGAAATCAATAATCAACGTAAGGCGTTCCTCGATATGCTGGCGTGGTCGGAGGGAACTGATAACGGACGGCAGAAAACCAGAAATCATGGTTATGACGTCATTGTAGGTGGAGAGCTATTCACTGATTACTCTGATCACCCTCGCAAACTTGTCACGCTAAACCCAAAACTCAAATCAACAGCAGCCGGACGTTACCAGCTTCTTTCCCGTTGGTGGGATGCCTATCGTAAGCAACTTGGCCTGAAAGATTTCTCTCCGAAAAGTCAGGACGCTGTGGCATTGCAGCAGATTAAAGAGCGTGGCGCTTTACCGATGATTGATCGCGGTGATATCCGTCAGGCAATCGACCGTTGCAGCAATATCTGGGCTTCGTTGCCGGGGGCTGGTTATGGTCAGTTCGAGCATAAGGCTGACAGCCTGATTGCAAAATTCAAAGAAGCTGGCGGAACGGTAAGAGAGATTGAGGCATGAGCAGAGTAACCGCGATTATCTCCGCTCTGATTATCTGCATCATCGTCTGCCTGTCGTGGGCTGTTAATCATTACCGTGATAACGCCATGACCTACAAAGAGCAGCGCGATAAAGCCACATCCATCATCGCTGATATGCAGAAGCGTCAACGTGATGTTGCTGCGCTCGATGCAAAGTACTCGAGAGAATTAGCCAATGCGCAAGCTGAAAATGAAACTCTGCGCGCTGATGTTGCCGCTGGCCGTAAGCGCCTGCGGGTCAATGCCAGTTGCTCCGCAGCCGTGCGTGAAGCCACCGGACCCACCAGCGTGGATAATGCAACCATCCCCCGACTGGCAGACACCGCTGAACGGGATTATTTCACCCTCAGAGACCGATTGATGACGATGCAGATGCAACTGGAAGGGGCGCAGGAATATATCCGCACTCAGTGCATTAAGTAGCCTTTTTATCGTGGTAAACATTTCGCAGGGTATGAGGTATTTATGCCATCACGAATCCCACGCGCCTGCCGTAAGCGTGGATGTGCAGGTACAACCACAGACAGTTCTGGTTACTGCGATAAACATCGTGGCGAAGGATGGGTACAGCATCAACGCGGACTGAGCCGCCACCAGCGTGGCTATGGCTCGAAATGGGATGCCATACGTGCGCGCATACTGAAGCGTGATAATCATCTGTGTCAGAACTGCCTGCGCAATGGGAGAGCCGTTGAAGCCAGAACTGTGGACCACATCATTCCGAAAGCTCATGGTGGCACGGATGCAGACAGTAACCTGCAGAGTCTGTGCTGGCCCTGTCATAAAGCAAAAACAGCGCGCGAACGCATCAATTGATAACAGTTCCCATCTGTAGGGGAGGGGCGGGTCAAATCTCTGCAACCCTGGCTGCTCAGTACCGCCGCCTGACCCTTCCTCACATCGCCGCAGGTTCGAAAACTTTTTTTGGAAATGTGAACAAACGATTGATAGGTAAGACCGATTATGTCAGGACCTCCGAAAACCCCGCCACGCCTGCATTTGATACGAGGCAACCCCTCAAAGCGCCCCGTTAAAGACTCAAAAAAAACCGCTAAAAAGGATGAAAAAGGTCTCCCTAAAATTCCGCAGCATTTAGGGGCACAGGGGAAGTACTGGTTCAGGCGAATGGCGGAAGAGCTGAATGCGGAAGGGATCATTTCTCAGCTTGATGCGCGTGCACTCGAGTTGCTGGTGGAAGCCTATACCGAATATCGGCATCACTGCGAAACACTCGATGTTGAGGGGTATACCTACCGCACGGAAACGCAGAGCGGTGATGTACTGATTAAGGCGCACCCCGCGGCGGCAATGAAAGCGGATGCCTGGAAGCGGATCCGGGCAATGCTTGCAGAGTTTGGTATGTCACCGGCAAGCCGGGCTAAAGTAAATATTGCCGGACCGGATGATGTTGATCCGCTGGCGGAGCTTTTAAAAGCGAGAGACTGATGGCAAAAGTGGCTGACGGGATCCGCTACGCCGAACGTGTTGTTGCAGGAGAAATTGTTGCTGGCGAATTTGTCCGCCTGGCCTGCCAGCGTTTTCTTGATGATCTAAAGTACGGCGAAGAGCGGGGGATTTATTTCAGTGAACCACGTGCGCAGCACATCCTGAATTTCTACAAATTTGTGCCTCATGTAAAAGGGGCGCTGGCAGGCCAGCCTATTGAGTTGATGGACTGGCATGTATTTATCCTCATTAATATTTTTGGTTTTGTCATTCCGCTGGTCAATGAAGAGACCGGGGAAGTTGTCATGCGCAGCGATGGCAGCGGACGTCCGGTGATGGTGCGCCGGTTCCGGACGGCGTACAACGAAGTCGCCCGTAAAAACGCAAAATCAACTCTGTCATCGGGTATCGGCCTGTATATGACGGGGGCAGATGGTGAAGGCGGAGCTGAGGTGTATTCAGCCGCAACCACGCGTGACCAGGCCAGAATCGTGTTTGAAGACGCCAAAAATATGGTCAGAAAAGCCCGGTCGACACTCGGGCGGTTGTTTGATTTCAACAAGCTGGCGATTTACCAGGAGCAGAGCGCATCAAAATTTGAACCGCTTTCTTCGGATGCAAACAACCTGGATGGTCTGAACATCCACTGCGCCATTATTGATGAGCTGCATGCACATAAAACCCGTGACGTGTGGGACGTTCTGGAAACGGCAACCGGTGCCCGTCTGCAGTCCCTTTTATTTGGTATCACCACGGCAGGGTTTAACAAGGAAGGGATTTGTTACGAGCAGCGTGATTACGCCATCAAGGTATTGCGTGGCTATAACAGCGACGTGGAGGGCGCGGTAAAAGACGACTCCTACTTTGCGATTATTTACACCCTCGATGAGGGAGATGATCCGTTTGATGAAACGGTCTGGCAGAAAGCGAATCCCGGCCTGGGCATCTGTAAACGCTGGGATGATCTGCGTCGCCTGGCGAAAAAGGCGAAGGAGCAGGTCTCGGCGCGGGTGAATTTTTTCACAAAACACATGAATGTGTGGGTCACTGCCGAGTCTGCCTGGATGGACATGATTAAGTGGGAGAAATGCGAATATATTGCCCCACGACATGAGCTGAAAACGTATCCCATGTGGGTCGGCGTTGACCTTGCTCATAAGATTGATATCTGTGCGGCGGCAAAACTCTGGCGAACGGATAACGGGCATGTTCATGCCGATTTTAAATTCTGGCTCCCGGAAGGACGGCTGGAACGATGCTCGCGGCAGCAGGCAGAACTTTACCGGAAGTGGGCGGAGATGGATAAGCTGATTCTGACGGATGGTGATGTTATCGATCATGCTCAGATAAAAAGTGACTTACTGGAATGGATTGGTGGTGAAAACCTCAGGGAACTGGGATTTGACCCGTGGAGCGCGATGCAGTTCAGCCTGGCACTGGCTGAAGAAGGGATACCGCTGGTGGAGGTTCCGCAGACGGTTCGCAATCTGTCAGAGGCCATGAAGGAAACGGAATCACTGGTCTATGCCGGGCGTTTCCATCACAGCAACCATCCGGTCATGAACTGGATGATGTCTAACGTTACGGTAAAACCGGACAAAAACGACAACATCTTCCCGAATAAATCCACGCCGGAAGCCAAAATCGACGGCCCTGTTGCGATGTTTACAGCGATGAGCCGGATGCTGGTCAATGGTGGTGAACCGGAGCCGGATCTGTCTGAACATCTGGTCAGCGTGGGCATCCGCTCGCTTTAACCGAGGTCATTATGTTTCTGATAATTCTCGCGCCTCTGGTGGGCGTGCTGGGGGCGCTTTTGCTGGCGTATGGTGCCTGGCTGATTTATCCCCCGGCGGGGTTTGTTGTTGCCGGGGCGTTGTGCCTGTTCTGGTCGTGGCTGGTGGCGCGATATCTCGACCGTACACAGCCGTCTGTCGGCGGAGGTAAATAGTGTTCTTTTCGGGATTATTTCAACGAAAAAGTGACGCACCGGTGACCACGCCAGCAGAGCTGGCGGATGCCATCGGGCTGTCATATGACACCTATACCGGAAAGCAGATCAGCAGCCAGCGGGCCATGCGACTGACGGCGGTTTTTTCCTGCGTCAGGGTGCTGGCGGAGTCGGTCGGGATGTTGCCCTGCAACCTGTATCACCTGAACGGCAGCCTGAAACAGAGAGCCACCGGCGAACGTCTGCATAAGCTGATCTCCACGCATCCCAATGGCTATATGACGCCGCAGGAGTTCTGGGAGCTGGTGGTCACCTGTCTGTGCCTGAGGGGAAACTTTTACGCCTACAAAGTGAAAGCATTTGGCGAAGTGGCTGAACTGCTGCCCGTCGACCCAGGTTGTGTGGTACCGAAGCTTAACAGTAGCTGGGAACCGGTTTACCAGGTCACATTCCCGGACGGCTCCACGGATGTACTGAGCCAGGAGGATATCTGGCATGTGCGCACGCTGACGCTGGACGGACTGGTGGGGCTGAATCCCATCGCCTATGCCCGCGAGGCAATATCGCTGGCAGCTGCGACCGAAGAGCACGGGGCCAGACTGTTCAGCAATGGTGCGGTGACGTCCGGTGTGTTGCGTACAGAGCAGACGCTGTCGGATCAGGCTTATGAGCGTCTGAAGAAAGATTTTGAGGAGCGTCACACCGGGCTTGGTAATGCTCACCGCCCGATGATCCTTGAGATGGGGCTGGACTGGAAGTCGATGGCGCTGAACGCCGAGGACAGCCAGTTCCTGGAAACCCGCAAGTTTCAGCTTGAAGAAATCTGTCGTCTGTTCCGTGTGCCATTGCACATGGTGCAGAACACCGATCGCGCCACCTTCAACAATATCGAAGAACTGGGGCTGGGATTTATCAACTATTCACTGGTGCCGTATCTGACCCGCATTGAGCAGCGGATCAACACCGGACTGGTACGAAAAAGTAAGCAGGGCGTTTATTACGCCAAATTTAACGCCGGGGCGTTACTGCGCGGGGATATGAAGTCCCGTTTTGAAGCCTACGCCACCGGGATTAACTGGGGAATTTACTCTCCCAATGACTGCCGCGACCTGGAAGATATGAATCCGCGTCCCGGTGGGGATGTCTATCTCACACCGATGAACATGACCACGAAACCCTCCGATGGCAGTAAAGCCGGTAAGCAGAAGGATAACGCCAATGCAGACGAAACAACGTCTTGATGTACCGCTGAGTCTGAAATCTGTCAGTGACTCCGGTGAGTTTGAAGGGTATGGCTCCGTCTTTGGTGTAAAGGACAGCCACGATGATGTGGTGATGTCCGGGGCATTTGCTGCTTCCCTGCGGGCGTGGAGTGACAGAAAAGCGTTACCTGCGCTGCTCTGGCAGCACCGCATGGATGAACCCATCGGTGTTTACACCGAAATGAAGGAAGACGATGTCGGGCTTTACGTCAGGGGGCGGTTGCTCATTGATGATGATCCCCTCGCAAAACGCGCACATGCACACATGAAGGCCGGTTCGTTAACCGGCCTTTCTATTGGGTACGTCCTGAAAGACTGGGAATACGACCGGAGCAAAGAAGCCTTTCTGTTGAAAGAAATCGACCTCTGGGAAGTCAGTCTGGTGACGTTTCCGTCTAACGACGAGGCGCGGATCAGCGACGTCAAGAACGCGCTGGCCCGCGGGGAAATCCCCGAACAGAAAAAAATCGAAAGAGTCCTGCGTGATGTCGGACTCTCCCGTACCCAGGCCAAAGCATTCATGGCCGGGGGCTATGGCGCACTGTCCCTGCGCGACGCTGAGGATGTGGGCTCTGCACTGAATGCACTGAAAAATCTGAACTTCTAATCAGGAGAAATACGATGGCGGTTGATATTAAAGATGTCGAACAGGTCGCGCAGGAGCTGCAGCAGAAGTTTGACGACTTCAAAGCAAAGAACGACAAGCGCGTTGAGGCGATTGAGCAGGAAAAAGGCAAACTTGCCGGGCAGGTGGAAACCCTGAACGGAAAACTCAGCGAGCTGGAAAATCTCAAAAGCGATCTTGAAAAAGAGCTGCTTGAGCTGAAACGTCCGGCAGGTGGTGCGCAAAATAAACTGGCCACCGAGCATAAAGAAGCGTTTGTGGGCTTCCTGCGTAAAGGCCGTGAAGATGGTCTGCGCGATCTGGAGCGTAAGGCATTACAGGTGGGCACCGATGAAGACGGCGGCTATGCCGTGCCGGAAGAACTGGATCGCAACATTCTCAATCTGCTGAAAGATGAAGTGGTGATGCGCCAGGAAGCCACGGTGATCACCGTTGGCGGTTCCGACTACAAAAAACTGGTGAATCTGGGCGGCACGGCTTCCGGATGGGTTGGCGAGACTGACGCGCGCTCCCAGACTGCCACCTCAAAACTGGGACTGATTGAACCTTTCATGGGGGAAATCTACGGTAACCCGCAGGCCACCCAGAAAATGCTGGATGATGCTTTCTTCAACGTGGAGGCCTGGATCAACAGCGAGCTGGCAACCGAATTTGCCGAACAGGAAGAAATTGCCTTTACCACCGGCGATGGTACCAAGAAGCCGAAAGGGTTCCTGGCGTATGAGTCCACTGATGAAACCGACAAGGTCCGGGCGTTCGGCAAACTTCAGCATATTGTATCCGGCGAAGCGACGGCAGTGACCGCAGATGCCATTATCAAACTGATTTACACGCTGCGTAAGGCACACCGCACTGGCGCGAAGTTCATGATGAACAACAACAGCCTGTTTGCCATCCGTCTGCTTAAAGACAGCGAGGGTAACTATCTGTGGCGTCCGGGGCTGGAACTGGGGCAGCCGTCCTCTCTGGCGGGTTACGGTATCGCTGAAAACGAACAGATGCCGGATATCGCCGCTGATGCGAAAGCCATTGCATTTGGTAACTTCAAACGGGGTTACACCATCGTTGACCGTATCGGCACCCGCATTCTGCGTGACCCGTACACCAATAAACCGTTTGTCGGTTTTTATACCACCAAGCGCACCGGCGGGATGCTGGTCGATTCGCAGGCCATCAAACTGCTGAAGATTGCAGCAGCGTAATCATTCAGGGGGCGCAGAAGTGCGCCCCTGTTCTGACAGGTGAAAGAATCATGATCCTGAAACAAGATCTGAAATGGTCACCGGACGGTATGCGTGTTGAGATTATTCGGGCCGGTGAGTATGAAGATAAAGAATTACCCGAACGGGTACGCGAAATTGCCACTGCAGCTGGGATTGTCTCTGATAAGAGAACACCTGTTGCGCGGGGGGCTGATAAGTCTAAAAAACAGCATTCATAGAGGTTGCCCAAATGATGCCCACTCTGGAAGAGCTTCGTGTTCAGTGCCGGATTGATGATGACAATGAACAGGAGAATTCTCTTCTTATGATGTATCTGGCTGCTGCCAGGGAAGAGGCTGAAAAGTTTTTAAACCGGACGCTTTACGATGAAACTGTTTCTGAGCAGGATACGACCGGGCTTGTAATAACACCTCTGATAAAACTGCGTCTTATGCAACTGGTTGGCTACTGGTACGAGAACAGGGAAATGCAGGATGCAGTGCCTGATTTTTTCTATACCGGACTGCGGATGTATCGATTTCATCCCGGAACATAGGAGGATTCATGCAGGCAGGAAGATTACGTGATCGTGTGGTTATTCTGAATGCCACCACCGTTCGGTCTCCGTCAGGGCACCCTGTGGAAACAATGACGGAGGGGGCAACCATATGGGCAGAAGTTAAGGGGATCAGTGGCAGGGAGAGAATATCCGGAGGCGCAGAAACTGCTCAGGCTACAGTGAGGGTCTGGATGAGATTCCGGCGAGATGTAACAGCAACTTCATGTCTGAAAGTGCTGACTGGTGCATTCAAAGGCGCGATTCTGAGTATAGACGGTCCGCCGATACCGGATGCTCGTGCCACACGGCTTGAGATACTCTGTTCTCAGAAGGGGAATGTGTGATGGATTTCAGTCTTGATTTTTCAGGTCTGGCGGATATTGCACGGGATCTGGAGACGCTCAGCAGGGCAGAAAACAATAAGGTACTGCGCGATGCCACCCGTGCCGGTGCTGAAGTTATGCGGGATGCAGTTGTTGAACGTGCGCCGGAGCGAACCGGGAAACTGAAGAAAAATGTGGTTGTTCTCACTCAGCGTTCAAAGCGTCGGGGGGAAATTATCTCGGGTGTCCACATTCGTGGACGGAACCTGCGGACCGGAAACAGTGATAACAGCATGAAAGCCAGTGATCCCCGAAATGCGTTTTACTGGCGCTTTGTGGAGCTGGGAACGATAAACATGCCCGCGCATCCGTTCATTCGCCCGGCTTTCGATACGACAGAGGAACTGGCAGCACAGATTGCCATACAGCGAATGAATCAGGCTATTGATGAGGTCTTAAGTAAATGAGAGAGACCACACTGTATTCACTGCTGTCTCAGTTGGCCGGAGGACAGGTTTATCCTTATGTGGTCCCGCTGACGGAGGGAAAGCCTGCGGTATCTCCGCCATGGCTGGTGTTTTCTGTGGTGTCTGACACGGCATCTGATGTGCTTGATGGTCAGGCTGAATCCAGAATTACCGTGCAGATCGATGTCTGGGCAACAGTACCTGATGACGCAGATGATATCCGTGAGCAGGCGCTTGATGCGGTAAGGCAACTTGCACCCTCCGTTATTTCTAAAACTCAGGGTTATGATCCTGATTCCCGTCTGAGCAGAGCCACGCTTGAATTTCAGGTAATAGCCTGAGATCGTTAATGATTTTACCCACCCGCCGCTGGCGGGTTTTTTTATTTTCAGGAGACGAGTATGTCCTCTAATTTTGAACGTTCTCAGCAGACCAAAGTCATGATCTCGTCTGCGCCGGTAACGGCAGAAACGCTGAGTTCTGCCAGTTTTCTTGAACTGAGCTGTACGATTAAAGAGGTGCAGTTTACCGCAGGACAAAAGCAGGATATTGATGTCACCACGCTGTGTTCTGTTGAGCAGGAAAATATTAACGGCCTTGGTGCCGCGTCAGAGATTTCCATGTCAGGCAACTTTTACCTCAATGCTGCCCAGAACGCGTTGCGCAGTGCCTATGACAATGACACCACGTATGGCTTTAAAGTTATTTTTCCGTCAGGCAACGGATTTACCTTTATGGCAGAGGTGCGTCAGCATACCTGGTCTGCAGGAACCAATGGTGTTGTGGCTGCAACGTTTTCCCTGCGTCTGAAAGGTAAACCTGTGCTGACGACAGAGCCGCTAAAAGTGAAGGTCGATTTAAACAGCACGCTGCAGGTTTCTGCCGGAGCGAAACTTGAAATGGCGGTTGAGGCTGCCGGTGGTGTGCCGCCTTATTCTTATGTCTGGAAGAAAGGTGGTTCTCCTGTTTCCGGACAGACGGCGGCAACGTTCAGTAAGGCATCCGCAGTATCCGGTGATGCGGGTGCATATACCTGCGAGATTTCTGATTCAGCAAGCCCGGTTAACAAGGTGACCTCCACTTCCTGCACTGTTACCGTCAGTTAATGAGGATAGATGTGATGACTAAAAATATCCGTAATCTGGCACTGGCAACGATGTCGGGGTTTCGCCATAAAACTGTTGATGTGCCTGAATGGGAAGGGGCAACGGTTGTATTACGGGAACCTTCTGCAGAAGCCTGGTTGCGCTGGCAGGAGATCGTTAAAGCAAAAGATGATGAGACACCGTTATCCGTTGCGGAGCGCGCCCGCCGAAATCTGGAGGCAGATGTTGAACTGTTCATTGATGTTCTGTGTGATACCGGACTGCAACCTGTATTTTCAGAGGATGATCGTGAACAGGTGATTGCCGTGTATGGCCCGGTGCATGCGCGGCTTCTTCGGCAGTCTCTGGAACTGATCAGTGATGCCGGTGAGGTTAAAAAAAAGTAGCGCTTCCGGGGATGCGTTTTCTGATGATGCTGGCGCTCAGGATGGGGCGCACATTGTCAGAGTTACGCCGGGAAATGTCTGCATCAGAAATCATGATGTGGGCAGAATTTGACAGGTTCAGCCCGCTGGGTGACGAGCGGGCTGATATCCGGGCTGCCCAGATAGTTTCAGCTGTTTACGGTGCGCAGGGGGTCAAAGTGCCACTGAATGATGCGCTTCTTCAGTGGGAGAAGGAGCAGACAGAAGGCACCTCAGATCCATTTGCTGAGATTGAGAAGGCATTATTTGTTGCAGCTCGATGATCTTTTCACTTGACTGGATTATTATTCCCATTTTATTGAGAAAGTAAGGAAACATTGATGGAATTTTTACTTATTTCAATAGTTTTGGGACTAATTCCAGCTATTATTGCGAAAAGCAAAGGTCGCTCATTTTTAGGATGGTGGGTATATGGTGCGATGATCTTTATTGTTGCTCTGGTTCATTCGCTAGTAATCCAAAGAGATGAGAAGGCACATGAACAACAAATGGTAAGCAATGGCATGAAGAAATGCCCTTACTGTGCGGAGTTGATCAAAGAAGAGGCTATTAAATGTAAGCATTGCGGTAGTGATTTAATTTGCAATGCAGATAGTTCCGTTTCACAAAAAACGGATGATGAATATCTTCAGGAAGCAAGGCGTAAGGCCGGACTTCTTTAAAGAATACAAAAACCGCTTCGGCGGTTTTTTTTCGTCCGGAGAATGAGTGTGGCGACATTACGTGAACTGATTATTAAAATCTCGGCAAATTCCCGGTCATTCCAGTCAGAGATCTCCCGGGCTTCGCGTATGGGGCAGGATTACTACCGTACCATGCAGAACGGAGGCCGGCAGTCCGCTGCTGCATCCCGTGAAATGCGGCGTGCACTGGCAGAAGTGACGGATCAGATAAATACAGCTAAATCTTCGGCACTGAATATGGCGGGGGCATTTGCCGGAGCTTTTGCTACCGGTCATCTTATTTCTCTCGCCGATGAGTGGAATTCAGTAAATGCCCGTCTGAAGCAGGCTTCACAGTCCAGTGATGATTTTCAGGTATCACAACGTGAATTAATGGCAATCAGCCAGAGAACGGGAACGGCGTTTTCTGATAACGCCAGCCTTTTTGCCCGCTCTGCAGCTTCCATGCGGGAGTATGGCTACAGTTCTGAGGAGGTACTGAAAGTCACCGAGGCGATCTCCACGGGCCTGAAATTATCCGGTGCCAGTACAGCAGAAGCCAGTTCGGTGATCACGCAGTTCAGTCAGGCACTGGCGCAGGGAGTGCTGCGCGGTGAAGAATTTAACTCTGTGAATGAGAACGGCGATCGTGTTATTCGTGCGCTGGCTGCGGGAATGGGTGTTGCCCGTAAAGATCTGAAGGCCATGGCGGATAACGGAAAACTGACCGCCGATAAGGTTGTTCCTGCACTGATTAGTCAGCTTGGGGCGTTGCGTGATGAATATGCAGCAATGCCTGATACTGTTTCATCCTCTGCAACCAAAGTTGAAAACGCCTTTATGGCCTGGGTTGGTGGTGCGAACGAGGCAAGCGGAGTGACAAAGACACTCACCGGGGTGTTGAATGGTGTTGCAGACAATATTGATACCGTGGCTGCTGCAGCTGGCGCACTGGTTGCCGTCGGGGTAGCCCGATATTTTGGCAATATGGCGTCGTCTGCTGGATCTGCAACTGCCGGATTAATTACTGCAGCCAGAAACGAAGTGGCTCTTGCTGAAGCGCAACTTCGGGGGACACAGATAGCAACCGCCAGGGCGCGTGCGGCGGTTTATCGTGCGCAACAGGCGGTTGTTGCTGCTCGCGGTACCGAAAGGCAGGCCGCAGCAGAAGCGAAGCTGACAGCTGCCCAGGCGTCACTTACCCGTAATATTGCGGCCAGAACAGCTGCACAGACAACGCTGAATACTGTCACGTCAGTGGGGAGTCGTCTGTTAAGTGGTGCGCTGGGGTTGGTTGGTGGTGTGCCGGGACTCGTCATGCTGGGGGCGACGGCCTGGTACACGATGTATCAGAATCAGGAGCAGGCCAGAGAATCTGCACGCCAGTATGCCGCAACAATCGACGAAATTCGCCAGAAAACGTCGGCAATGTCGCTTCCTGAAGCGTCAGATAATGAGGAAAAGACGCGGCAGGCACTTGATGAGCAAAACAGGTTAATTGACGAGCAGAAAAGTAAGATTAAATCCTTACAGGAAAAAATTGCTGGCTATCAGTATGTGCTGGCAAACCCGGGCTGGACAACCGATAACGGTTTTATGATTAACCACATGACGTCGGTAAAAACTGTCACAGAAGGGCTTGCAGAAGCAACAAATCAACTGGCAGTTGAACAGTCCCGTCTCACACAAATGCAGGGCAAAGCGCAATCCATTCAGGATGTGCTTGCCGGGCTGGAGGAGCGACGGGTGGCGTTGATCCGTCAACAGGCCGCGGAACAAAACAAAGCGTATCAGTCCCTGTTGATCATGAATGGGCAGCATACCGAGTTTAATCGCCTTCTCGGGCTCGGTAATGAATTACTTCTGCAGCGACAGGGGCTGGTGAATGTACCGTTACGGCTACCACAGGCAACCCTGGATGATAAACAGCAGACCGCACTGAATAACAGCGAGCGCGAACTGGCTCTGTCCCGCCTGAAGGGGGAAGCCCGTGAGCGTGCCCGACTGGGTTATGCTGCGGATGATCTCGGCTTTGTGGGAGAGGCGTATCAGACAGCCAGACAGAATTATATCAATAACTCACTGGATGCCTGGCGAAATAACCAGGCAAATAAACCCAAAGCGCATAAAAAGACCGAAGCGGAAAAAACAGAAGATATTTATAAACGGCTGATTAAACAGCAAAAAGAACAAATAGCACTGGCAGGGCAGAATACTGAACTGGCTAAGATGAAATATCAGGTCAGTCAGGGCGAATTATCAACCCTGTCAGAAGCGCAGAAAAAAACGCTTTTACAGAATGCGGCACTCATCGACCAGAAAAAGATTCGTGAGCAGCTTGCCGCGTATGAAAGCAGTCTGGCGGACAGTAATGCCAGCGCCCGGGCATCTGACGACGCGCAGTTGCTGGGATATGGTGAAGGCTCACGGATGCGTGAACGACTCCAGGAAATGTGGAGTATCCGGCAGGCGTTTGAGCAGAAAAATAACGAGCTGCTGAGACAGTATCAGGCCGGAGAAATTGAAGAAGCCCTGTGGAAACAGGAGAAAGAACTGAATAAAAAATATCTGGAAGAGCGTCTCAGCGATCAGCAGGATTATTATGCAAAGGCTGATGCTTTACGCAGTAACTGGAATGCCGGACTCCAGGAGGGGCTGACGAACTGGGCAGACAGTGCCACTGATTATGCTTCGCAGGCGGCAGATGCTGTCGTTTCCACTATGGACGGGCTGGTATCAAATATTTCCGATGCACTGGCCGGAAATGTTGTGGACTGGAGAAACTGGGGGAGTTCAATTCTCCAGGAAGTTTCAAAAATTCTGATGAACGCTGCCATCGTTAACGGGCTGAAGTCACTTTCCAAAAGCATGTCCGGTGCCGGAGGATGGCTTGGTACAGTCGGCGACTGGCTGTCCGGTGCAGTGGCAAACGCAAAAGGTGGTGTTTATACATCGGCAAATCTGAGTGCTTACAGTAACACTATTGTGGATACACCGACGTATTTTGCTTTTGCGAAAGGTGCCGGGTTGATGGGCGAGGCCGGGCCTGAAGCAATCATGCCACTGACACGGGCAGCGGACGGCTCTCTTGGGGTCAGAGCCATTGGCAATGTGAATAGTGGCGGGGGGTTTGTTTATTCTCCCGTGTATCACATCAGCATTCAGAATCAAGGGAGCAATGGCGAGATAGATGCGCGCTCAGCCAGGGGACTGGTGGATCTGATCGACAGCAGGGTTGTGTCAATTATGCAGTCATCGCGTCGGGATGGAGGATTGTACAGTGCCTGAGCCTGAAGTTTTTAACTGGATCCCCCGTGAGGGGATGGAGACGACACGAAAGCCATCAGTTATTACGGTAAAGTTTGGTGACGGATATGAACAGCGACGGGCTGGTGGTCTGAATGCGGATCTGAAAACGTTTAAACCGGTATTTCGTGTCACAGATGAATATTCCCGTGCCGCGCTGGACAGTTTTTTATCCCGTCATGCCGGGATTCGTGCTTTTTTGTGGCGTCCGCCAAAACACAACAGGACTGTCCGGGTTGTCTGCAGGGAGTGGAGCATTTCGGATAATGCCATGTATACCGATTTTAACTGTACCTTTGAAGAGGTCACTCACTGATGCAGGATATACAGCAGGAAACACTCAATGAGTGCACTAAAACGGAGCAATCCGCGCTGATCGTGCTCTGGGAAATTGATCTGACAGAGGTCGGCGGAGATCGTTATTTCTTCTGTAATGAGCAGAACGAAAAAGGTGAACCAGTCACCTGGCAGGGGCGGCAGTATCAGGCCTATCCCATTCAGGGGAGTGGATTTGAGATGAACGGCAAAGGAGCCAGTGCAAGGCCAACGCTGACGGTTTCTAACCTGTACGGTATGGTCACCGGGATGGCGGAAGATCTGCAGAGTCTGGTCGGCGGAACGGTGGTCCGGCGTAAGGTTTACGCCCGTTTTCTGGATGCGGTGAACTTCGTCAACGGAAACAGTGATGCCGACCCGGAGCAGGAGGTGATCAGCCGCTGGCGCATCGAGCAGTGCAGTGAACTGAGTGCGGTCAGTGCTTCTTTTGTACTGTCCACGCCGACGGAAACGGATGGCGCTGTTTTCCCGGGGCGTATCATGCTGGCCAACACCTGCACCTGGACCTATCGCGGTGATGAGTGCGGTTATCACGGTCCGGCAGTCGCGGATGAATATGACCAGCCAACGTCCGATATCACGAAGGATAAATGCAGCAAATGCCTGAGCGGTTGTAAGTTCCGCAATAACGTCGGCAACTTTGGCGGCTTCCTTTCCATTAACAAACTTTCGCAGTAAATCCCATGACACAGACAGAATCAGCGATTCTGGCGCACGCCCGGCGATGTGCGCCAGCGGAGTCGTGCGGCTTCGTGGTGAGAGCGCCGGAGGGGGAAAGATATTTTCCCGGCGTGAATATTTCCGGTGAGCCGGAGGATTATTTCCGGATGGCTCCGGAGGACTGGCTGCAGGCAGAAATGCAGGGTGAGATTGTGGCGCTGGTCCACAGCCACCCCGGTGGTCTGCCCTGGCTGAGTGAGGCTGACCGGCGGCTGCAGGTGCAGAGTGATTTGCCGTGGTGGCTGGTCTGCCGGGGGGCGATTCATAAGTTCCGCTGTGTGCCGCATCTCACCGGGCGGCGCTTTGAGCAC